AGCCCTGTGACCACCCCACCTGTGACACTGGCCACCTCGAGCACAGCCTGCACGGAACAGGTCCCGCCCTCTACGAGGATTTGATCACCCGGAGCGTAGCCGGTGCCGCCCGCGTTCACAGCGGCCCCGGAGACGTAGTCGCCGGAGCTGACCGTGAGAACCTCGAGCTCCGGTTCGTGGTACTTGGTGCCGCCCGCCAGCGTGATTGTGTCCCCGAGAGCGTAGCCGGTGCCGCCGTTCAGCAGGGTCACGGTTTCAATGTGGTCATCCTTTGCCAGGTTCTTGATCTGGCTGAGCATGTCCTTGTAGTCGGTTGCTGTGCCTTTGAACCACGCCATTATTGTGTGCTCCGCGAAGAGGTTCGGATTTCGTTCACGATGATGCGCTTGCCCTCGGCGCTCTGCATCGCAGCCAGCATCTCCTCACGGCTGCTCACGTTAATGATAACCACGCCACCGCCTTCGCCGCCATCCTCAGCCTTGGTCTTCATCTGCCCCTCGTTGTAGACCTTGCCAGGGACGGTCGGCGAGAAGTACTCGTCGCCGCTTTCGTTGACCTTGTAGTAGTAGCCCGGCTTCACGTCGCCGCCACCGGCCCGAGCACCACCACTTGTCATGGCGTTGCCAATGGCCCCGAAGATACCGCCCATGCCGCTCATGCCCTCGAACATCTTCATGAGCATCATACGGGCAAGCAGCCGGGTCAGGTCGGCCAGGACACCGTCGACAAAGCTCTTGAAGTCCACCTTGCCAGTGGTGACGAAATCCACCAGCGCGTCCTCTGCCCCGTTGAAGGCGTTGACCAGCGTGGCCTCAATCTGCGTGCCATACTCGGTGATCGTCTGGGAAATCTGCTGCATTCCCGAGGTGATCCCGGCGTCGAACTGGGAAATGGTTTGGGGCAGGCTCTCTTCGGGTGTGGGAGCGCCACCCGCCGCAGATGCGGAAGAGCCTGCCCCTGGGACCTGAGCTTGCTGGGCAATACGGTCACGAGCAATCTGGTCTGCCCGGTCGAGCATCGCGTTGACCGAGTCCTCGAAGACCGTGATCTCGTTCATGCCGTTGACAAAGCCGGTTTGCACCGCCTCGGCCAGCCGAGCCGAAGCGCCCTCCGCCGTCTGCTCCAGACGCGGAAGGATACCTTCCTCAGCCAGCCGCCGATACGGCTCACCGACACGGCCAGGGATGCGGCCGAGTATCTCGTAGAACTTGCGGAAGCCCGCGTCCATCGCGGACAGGACGCCGTTCATCGTGTCAATCATCATCTCCTTCAGGGCAGGCCCCAGGTTCGTGAAGAGCGCGTGAACCGCCAGGATCGCCCCTCGCCAGATGCCCACCCAGCCGTCCATCAGGCGAGCCGTCAGTTGCAGCATGCCAGAGATGGACCACTCCACACCCTCAAAGACCGTGGAGAGCCCAGCGGTCTGCTCGCGGAGAGCCGCCAGCATGGTGTTCCCACCCTCCTTGATTCGCTCGAAGGCAGCCGTGCCCAGGTCGCCGAGCGTGGTGGTGCTATCCTGCGTCAGGGTGATCTCGTTGCGGAAGGCGATCAGCGTTCCGACCATAGCCCCAAGCGCCAGTACCCAAGGCCCACCCGCCATACCAACGAGCAGCCGCATACCACTGATCAGCATCGGGATAGATCGAATGGCCATGACGCCCAGAACACCGTCCAGAATTTCGACGTGAGTGCCCAGGGCACGGAAGGCCACCGCCAGGTTCTCAATGACCTGCCGGAGCAGGGAGCTACCACCGAGCTTACCGAAGGACAGAACCACGTTCTCGATGGCCGACTTGAGCCGGAGGATGGCCCCGTTCAGATTGTCGTCCATGATCTGGGCAACCGTCCGGGCCGTGCCGCCAGCCTGAATGAACTTCTCGTGTAGCGCCGTCATGTGCGGGAGCGAGGAACTCAGCACCTCGAAGGCGGGACTGCCTCGATCGCCGAAGATTTCGAACGCGTCGCCCGTATCGATCCCTGCGTCCCGGAGCCGGGTCAGCGCCTCGGTCAGGCCCACGGCAGAAATCTTGACATCCTTGGCCGTGAAGCCCGCCCGAGCCAGAAGCATCTCGGTCTTTCTACTGGGAGCCTCAAGCTCGGAAATCACCCGGCGAAGGCCCGTACCGGCCATGGTCGCCTGAAGGCCCGCGTCCGACAGCGCCGAAAGCGCCGCAACGGTCTCTTCAATGGAGAGACCCACACCCGCCGCGACGGGACCCACCATCTTGATCGCGTCAGAGAGTTGGCTGACGTCGGTCGTAGCACTGTTTGCAGCTTTCGCGAGAACGTCCGTGACACGTCCCAGGTCGTCCGTTTCCAGCCGGAAGCCACGCATGGCGGTGACCGTGATCTCGGACGCTCTGCCGAGGTCCAGGGCTCCTGCCTGGGCCAGTAGCAGGGTGCTTGAGATCGCCTCCATGGTTTTGTTGGCGTCAAGACCGGCCCGCGACAGGAAAACCATGCCCTCAGCCGCCTGGGTCGCGGTGAACCGCGTATCCCGCCCAAGCTCCATGGCCTTGGTCCGCAGCTGCTCGAACTGATCGGTCGTGGCCCCGGAAACTGCCTGTACCGTGGAAAGGGCTTGCTCGAAGGAAGCAATGGTTTGCACGGTGGACCGGAGAGCAGCGGCAACTCCGAGACCGCCCAGGGCAGTCCGGAGGATGTCCAGGCCCTTGGAGGATTGCTCGGCAGCCGAACCGATATCGCGAAGGTTCCGCTGAACAACGCGGGAGCCCTTCTCCTCAACGACGATGGTGATGCGCTCGGTTGCCATCCTACCTCGTGTCTATCTGCTCGTTCGCCACAGCCTGCACACCTGCCTGAACTGCCTCCTCCACAAACATCGCCCCAGCCTGAGAGGAATGGCCCTCGTTCAGCCGTCCGATGTATGGGAGGTTGTTCGTGACGCAGATGGCCCCGGTCTTGTGCCGTTCGATCTCCGCCTTCGCTTGGTTGATGGCACCCTGGGCATTGCCGGTCTCGCCGATCTTGCTGGGGTCCTGGCCCTCAGGGAGGGGAGCGTAGGGTCGCCGAATCACGTCGACAGGTTCGCCCAGGGAGACGATCCAGTTGGAGCGAGCGCGGCCGGTATCCACCGGCGTGGCCATGACAACCGTCTGGTCGACGGCGAGCGCGGCCTTCTTCATGACCTTGCTCACCTCGCGTGGAACGTTGTCCGCCCGCACTTCCATCCGCCGAACGAAATCGCCGAAGCTATTTGCCATCGCTGGTTTTCTCTTTGGCCTTGCAATAGCCCAAATAGGCTGCGTCCATGGCTCTAATGAAGTATACCAGGTCGTCGAACTGCTCGCCGTAAATATCGTAGGTGTCCGCCCACTGGCGTATGACAGTCCAAGGTATCGGACCTATGCTCCAGCCAAAAGATCGGCAGCTGTCCAGGTCGCAGAAGGCCCCGTAGTAGATTTCGAGGCCAAGCCAAAGTTCCGGCGCGTTTTGAATGGAAGGCGGGAGAGGAGTCCTCTCCCGCATACAGATGTCAATGATCCGCTTTTCGACCGGTCCTTGCTCCAGTGAGTAGAGCAGGACCGCTTTCAGTTTCCCGCTGCCGCCTCATCGAGCTCGGTTCGGAACAGGGCCATGCTTTCGGCCTGCTGGCGGACATCGGTGAAGAGGTCGGGCAGGTTCTCGAACACCTTCACGACGTTCTCCTGCGTGACCGGCTGGAGCTCGGCCCCTTCGACGCCCAGGTCTTCCGGGTCGATGCCAACGAGCCACTCCCCGCCCCGCTTGGTTTCCCAGTTCAGGACGATGGTCTTGGCGTAGACCTCGCGAAGGATGCCGGTGGCCCGCTCATCACTGAAAGCGCCTGTGGCGATGGCCCGGCGGAACGGCTTGGTCGCCCGGTCCAGGGCCTTGAGATACGGCTTGTTGGCGCCGCCCGCTCTGGCAACGCGGATGCGGGTCTCGCCGTAGTCGAGGACGACACCCTCGGTCTCGAAGCGCTTGTCGGTCTTGAACAGCTTTCTCAGTCCCATCTTTTGCTCCCACAAGAGGTGATCATTGGCCCAGGCCGACGCTTATGCGTCGGCTGCACTGGGCAGGTAGTCAAAGAACACCATCAGCATGGTGTGATTCAGAGCCGCATCGACGAAAGCACCGCTCGAAGCCTCGTGGCTGAGAGGCAGCGTGACCGGCTTGTTCGCCTCGACGGTGACTCGGCCCTCGCCGAGGGTCAGGCACGGCAGGTCGACCGTGATGCCCCGGTTGTTCTTGACCAGGTGCATGTCGAGGGTGACGGCCGACCCCGCCTTCATGGCCGCGATCATGGCAACGTCGGTGAAGTAGGCGGTGACCTTGCCGTTCACCATGAAGTTGCCGATCGACACGTCGAAGGAGCCAAGGACACCGATTGCCTTGTCCGGCTCGATGCCGTTGTTGATGACCAGGCTGATGTCGGTGCCGTAGGCGAACAGCGCCGTCGGGTTGGCGTTGGCGTCGTTGACCAGGGCCATCTTGATTCGGCTGAAGTCGGAGCTCGTGTTGAACATCTCCGTCTCGGCCGGAGCCACGGTCGCGGTGGCCTTCGGGCCTTCGGTGCTGGTGCGGGTCTCGTGGTTCATCGCCACAAAGCCCAGGTCCATCGTGACCTTCTCGGCCTGCGGCACATTGATCGTCAGCTCGTTCGGGACGGCCCCGGTGAGCACCTCGGACTGCGGGGTTGCATCGCCGGTGTCCGGCTTGCCGAGGGTCCGCTCGAGCTGATAGGTGCTCTGCACGACCAGAGCGCCGGTCTCGTTCTTCAGCACCCGGCCGAAGTACAGGTGGATCAGCTTGGTCGTGTTGGCCTCAACGACCCAGGTGGTCTGGGTCTTGTCGAACTCGAGCTTGCCGGCAGCGATCTTGCGAACGCGGGCGAAGCCGTTGTTGACTGCATTCGTGAACTTGCAGAGAGCCGCATCTCCGCCGACGTAGATGAACTCGCCGACGTTCAGGCCGAGCGTGGTAAAGTTGAGCGCCGTGCTCGTCAGCGCCGGGAAGGAGCCGCTCACGTCCACATCGATGTCGCCGACGGCGCTCTGCACGCCGACCTTGACGATGGAGATGTTCGGCGTGGCAGCCTCATCAACCAGGACAGCCGCCGTGTCGGCACCGTCAGCCTTCACCACCGTCACGGTGGTGGCCGCGACGGCACTGACCTTGAACAGGCCATTGTTCGCGGAGTAGGCCGAGCCGCGAACGCAAACCAGGTTGCCGATCGCGAAGACGGTCGTCAGGTCGAGCGTGCCGTCGACGCGGGTGAACTGGCTGGTGGCGTTGGCCACGGAGAAGGTCAGGGTGGAGACGCCCAGAGCGTTCTTCGCGTCGCCCTTGTTGCGGAAGGCTGCGAAGAAGAAACCCTGGAGCAGGTCCTGCATGTTGGTGTAGGTCCAGTCGGTGCTGAAGCCACCGGAGGCATCCAGGTCGACGACCGCACCCTTCTTGTTCTGCCGGTCGGCGTTGATCGGATTCCGGGCCGACGTCTTGACGTTCGCCCCGAAGTCCTTGTACTCATTCGGCTCCAGGCTGATCCAGACAGGGGAACCGGGGAGCGTCTTGGGCGAAGCCTCCTTGGCGTATGCCAGGCCGGTGCTGTTGCTATTGATCTTATTGACAGCGGTCATTGTCTATGCCTCCGACAGAGATCGGTTGATGTAGTCACGATAATTATATCGGAGGTCACTTGACCTCGTCGTACTCGAAGGAGGCAGAGATGTTCGTTTGGTAGAAGTCGCCGTCAGCGCCGATCTCCCGGATGGTGACGTCGCTGAATATCACGCCACCAGCTGTCGTGATGCCCTCATAGGCGTTCTTCATGATCTCAGGCAGGTCCGTGGCAGCGCCCATGCCCTGGCCGACCGGCTCGAAGATGTTCATTTGAAGCACACCCATCCGGGTGAACCGTCGCCTGCCGTCCGCTCCTGCGAGCGATGTCTGACCCGACTCGGTATGCCGCAGAATGATCCGGCCCCACGGCTGTTGACCGCTGGGAGGCACCGACTTCTGGGCCACGTTCTCCCACTTCCACCGGCTGGCCTTCTGCCCAGCGGTGACCGTCCATGCGGTATAGGCCAGGGCCAGAATCTCGTCTATGGCTTGGGCTCGGTTCATCGCTTGAGTCCTACAGCGTACAGAAGCACGGTGTCGCCCGGCTTCAGCACCTGAACAAATTCGATCTTCCAGTGCGTTGTACCGTCTACGAGCTCGTCGGCCGTGGCCAGGTCAAAGCTCGCGGTTGGTCCTACCAGGCAGCACTCCTCTGCCCGTTTCAGGAGCTCCTCGCTGACGAACTCCAGCCCCAGCGCCGGAGTCAAGCGATTGACGCCCACGAACACCGCCCGCACCTTGTTGGTGGCGTCAGGCACAGCAGACGGATCGCCCGGCCCTCGCCAGGGCTTGGCCGGATCAGCCGCTTCTTGCTTGTGCCGATTGAACGTGACCAGTCGCCCGTTCTCATCAATCAGCCCCTGGGCCAGAACCGCGATTTCGGTGTAGTCGGTGCTCATCGCTCCAGTAGCTCCTTGAAACTTGCGGTCGGGAGCATCGCTCCGTAGCCGCAGGTCGTACCAACCATGATCCCCACGATATAGCCGTTTCGCAGTACCGGGCCACCGGAGATACCGGGTCCCATGTTCACGTCCAGCAGATCGTTGAAGCAGTTGTCGTTCGGGTCGTTCGGGTCGTACGT